ATGCGGCTTAATATTGCCGACTTCAAAGGTTTTAAAGCCTCCCTTTTATCCGTGATCGCGGATATCGCAGCGTTTATCCCGTACAGCGGATAAGATGTGTTTCCAGATTGACTTTATCCTCACTAAAGGATAAAACTGATAATATCCCCTTAAGCGGATAAATTTGCTGTGGACGTATGACATGATGAGCTTTCAGAAGATCTATAGCCCAACGCAATTAGCGAATGCAATGAAACTGGTTCGCCAGCAAAATGGCTGGACGCAGAGCGAGCTGGCGAAAAAAATTGGCATTAAGCAGGCGACAATTTCCAATTTCGAAAACAACCCTGACAATACCACGCTCACGACATTTTTTAAGATTTTACAGTCGCTTGAACTCTCAATGACACTATGCGACACGAAAAATGCCTCGCCAGAATCAACAGAACAGCAAGATCTGGAGTGGTAATGCCTAAACTTGTCACTTGGATGAACAACCAGCGGGTAGGCGAGTTAACGAAGTTAGCCAACGGCGCGCACACCTTTAAGTATGCACCGGAGTGGTTAGCCAGCCGTTATGCCAGACCGTTGTCACTTTCGCTGCCATTGCAGAGGGGGAATATCACCTCAGATGCCGTATTTAACTTCTTCGATAACCTGTTACCCGATAGCCCGATTGTACGTGACCGGATCGTTAAACGTTATCATGCTAAATCCAGACAACCGTTTGATTTATTGTCAGAAATAGGGCGAGACAGCGTTGGTGCCGTAACGTTATTACCCGAAAATGAAACCATAACGCGCCCGATAATGGCATGGGAAAAGCTTACTGAAGCCAGGCTTGAAGAAGTATTAACGGCTTATAAAGCAGATATCCCTCTGGGCATGATTAGAGAAGAAAATGACTTTCGCATCTCGGTTGCTGGCGCGCAGGAGAAGACAGCGCTGCTTAGAATAGGCAATGACTGGTGCATTCCGAAAGGAATAACGCCGACGACGCACATCATTAAATTACCGATTGGCGAAATCAGGCAGCCCAATGCGACGCTCGATCTCAGCCAAAGCGTTGATAATGAGTATTACTGTCTGCTGCTGGCGAAAGAACTTGGGTTGAATGTTCCGGACGCAGAAATCATTAAAGCGGGAAGGGTGCGCGCGTTAGCGGTCGAACGTTTTGACAGGCGTTGGAATACTGAGCGAACGGTTTTACTTCGCTTGCCACAGGAGGATATGTGTCAGACATTCGGTTTACCTTCATCTGTGAAATATGAATCAGATGGAGGCCCAGGCATCGCGCGGATCATGGCGTTTTTGATGGGGTCCAGCGAGGCGCTTCGCGATCGTTATGATTTTATGAAATTCCAGGTCTTCCAGTGGTTGATTGGCGCAACGGATGGCCATGCAAAAAACTTCTCCGTATTTATTCAGGCTGGCGGCAGTTATCGACTCACGCCATTTTACGACATCATTTCAGCATTTCCGGTCCTTGGCGGTACGGGAATACACATCAGCGATCTCAAACTGGCAATGGGGCTTAACGCATCCAAAGGCAAAAAAACGGCAATCGATAAAATTTATCCGCGACATTTTTTGGCGACAGCAAAGGTGCTGAGATTCCCGGAAGTGCAGATGCATGAAATCCTAAGTGACTTTGCCAGAATGATTCCGGCAGCACTGGATAACGTGAAGACTTCATTACCGACAGATTTTCCGGAGAACGTGGTGACGGCAGTTGAAACCAATGTGTTGAGGTTGCATGGACGGTTAAGCCGAGAATACGGTAGTAAGTGAGATATGGGGTTTGGTCGTTGTTAATGAGCACGACAATCATGACCGCCAACGACTGGATTCTTCCTTGGTTTATACTGGTGCGCATAATGTCAACGCGTTATGTTGAAAAGGCCGCTGCGAAAATCGAATCCCGCAGCGGCCTCTTTAGCATAACGTCATTGTGCGAACCAATAGCTACTTTTTCGTATAACTCTCTTCGCATTTAGCCAAAAACAGCAGATTAGTAGCGGTTAAATGAAGGGTATAACTCGCTAAATACTCAGGAACTTTTGTTATTTCTGCCCCTTGTCCATGTCCACCTTCTTTATTTCGAATGGTTGGAATACCACTCTCAAGTAGAATTCTTATTGAAGAAAATTGATTCTGGAGGTATTCAGGTACTAAATTATTTGCCAAACAACTGTTAATTAGTTTTTTAGCTGTGTCAGTATCATTAAATTGCCAAGAATGTTTTTTATGTATGGCTTTCATTAGACTTTCAAAAGATTTGAGGCAATCATTTAAACATTCTTTATATCGCTGATGTCTATAATGCTCATGGGCGGATAAAAACTCATCGTTTGCTCCGTTATAACTCTTGTTCTTACCAAGAATCTGAAGCGTAGGCTTTACAACATCAGAATGAATGAATTGTGAGTCAACTTTAACCAACTCTCCTGACTCAAATTGATATCCAAGACCTGCTTCTTTAAACCTGATATTAAGTTCTTCAATAGCATCATCAGGACTTTGCTTTACTAACCCTCTGAATTTCCACTCATTTGATCTTATATACCCGTCTATCAGTTTGAAACATATCTCAATGATATCCAAGCATTTTTCATGATCTCTCTCAGCTAGGAAATAGTCAAAAATTGCCCCGAAATTCGATTCAGGATACTGTTTGAGAGAGAATACACCATATTCCTTACACAGCGTTTTATGAACGAGTCTGTAAAGCTTACTTGCTTCCGTTTCATAGTCACTATCTTCACCGATAGTATCTCTTACAATATGAACAACCTGAACACGAAATGCATTTGGTATATTCGTGTATTGGTAAACATCAGCTACTTCACCTCTTAATTTTTTTTGTCTTTTTGAAAATAATTCGAATATAGCCAATTTATAATCCTCAAAGATATGCCATTAATATGTCTGAGTTGATGAAAATCACACCGCTTTTACAGTCGTTTTCCACGGTGGAGTTACCAGTAATATGAGTTTCTTCTGTGCCACCAATAAAGAAGTCCGTATCCAATGATAAGAATTCCGAAAAACATCAACGACATTCCCCAGCCAGTTCCGTACCACGAAACCATATCATCGAAAACCAACCCACCCATTTCACGTACTCCGGCAGCTTCCTTAAGAATTGGCTTGAATACCGGAATCAGAAGGGCGATCGCCAGTGGAGCACCCCAGCGAATAAGGCCAGTTTCCATTTTGATCCCGAAAAAGATCCCCGCACCGACAACAAGCAGCCAGACTATCAGGCCAGGCGCAGTTTCCAGTGCTGTTTGCCATTCAACATCGAAAGTTTTCATTAGCCAGGCAACAACTGCCAGACAGAAAGCAAATACGCCTACAACAACCAGTTCAACGCCGCTTGTTTCGTTATTTCTACTCATCCTTTTGATCCTTTGTTGCTGTTCAAAATCCGCACAATAAAGAACGTGCAGTGTAGGTAATACTGCACGTTTGTACCATTCGTGGTACTTAATCCTTTTGTTTGGCAGACATGAGATCTTCTGCTGCATCTTTAGAGTAGTTATCAATCAGATAACCTAAAATCTCTGTCCATGTAATTGTTTTTCCTAGTTTTACACTGGCATTTATAGCCAGTCGTTCTAGTTTCATTTTTCTTTCTTCCGTCACGTTATAAGTCGTGCGCTTTGCCATTTTTTACGCTCGTTCAATGCAATATTTGAAGTGAGTATACATGCTCATGAACTCATATCATCCAAGCCTCTTGAACTCACTAGCTCACTGATGTAATGTTTAAACACTAATGAACTACTGAACTCATGTGTTAGTAAGTCGTCATTTTTGCAATTTTGAGGATTTATTCGTGATCGATTGGCTTACCGGGATTTTCCCTTGCACACACAAACCGCTTCCGGCGGGGAGTGTTGTCAGCGTTGATGCTGACGGTGCAATTGAGTGGGAAACCGTTAAGCGACTGACTGTTCGCGGCTCGCATGAAGCAACGATGAAAGTACGATCGATAGGATCTAATGGCGAAGGTAAAGCGACACATTTGTACATTGATGGTAATCCTTCCAAGTTTCTGCAGGGGCATTCTGTTGTTGGGTCGGATGATATACAAGGGCTCATGTTGACGGTCTATGCCAGGATTTTATCCTTATTGAATATTCCTCATGATTTAGCGTCTTATAAAACCGTTATGGCAGGTCAGTATAAAATTTCACGTGTTGACATTAATTACATGTATTCATTATCTACGCTGGAAAATGTCAGATCATGGCTTTATGCCGCCGAATTTAAAGCTAAAACACGCCATGGTCGCGCATGTGGGAAAGGCGGTACAGTTTATTTAGGTAAAAACTCCCGTCGATGGAGTCTGAAATTTTATTCAAAATATGATGAACACGTTTCTGGTAAAAAAGGGCACCAGATAGCCGAAGAGTTTGTACGAGCCGGGTTACTGGACTGGACGAAAGATAAATTACGTATTGAATTAACATTAAGAACAACTGAGCTTATTGATTTAAATTTAACGCTTGGCGCTAACTGGAATATGAAAACACCACGTCAATTATTCTCTGAATATGTAGGGAGAATAGAAATGAATCAGAATGCTATTTTAAGTGATGAAAAAATAACGAAACTGCCAAGAAAAATACAGTCAACTTATTTACTTTGGAAACAAGGGGCTAACATGAAAGAAATGTTACCTCATAACACTTTTTATCGCCATAGAAGAGAATTGCTTTCGTTCGGTATCGATATTAATTTCTATTGTGATTCACCAGACTCTAATAACGTTGTTCCGCTAATAAGAACGCTGGAAGCCAAGCCAGCGGAAATCCCCTTATGGATTTATGAGAAAGGTTTTATTTTTGATTACAACCGTATTTCGCACGCCAGTAGCTGGCATTAAAGGAAAGTAATATGTCTAATTATGGTCTTTTCGTTAAGGGTAAAATGTTGGGAGCCCGCCAACGTAATAAAGTTAATGGTCAGGGCTATTATAATGAAATTGGTATTGGCCTTGAAATACCTGATGGTTTTGGTGGTACAAAGCAGGATCAAATTATTATTCGAGTTTCTCAGGCTCTCGTTAACGCAGGTCTAATGAACCAGGCGAATGCTTTCATTGGGAAATTAGTTCAAATTCCTGTCTATGTCCGTGCGTGGTCAATGGAGGGTAGGGAAGGTGTAACTTATAATGTTGCTTCCGATGGTGGCATCGCAGAGATCAAAGGTTAAATATGGACGATGTTATTCAAATTTTGATAGCGTCTGGCATCGTTATTTCTTTTGGCCTCGGCGCGATTACTGCGGGGGTCTTTCGTTAATGTATATCGTTTATTTCTTCGGGGCTTATACCTTTGGTTTTGCCCTTTTCTATGCGGTCGGTTCATTTAAATCATTTTCTGACCGATTAATGTAACCTTAATGGAGTTATTCCTATGAAAATTCTGTCTACTGTTAAATATAAAATTGCTCTGGCTTCAACTGCGCTTTTTATTTCTGCAAGTTCTTTTGCGGCTGAAGGCGCTACAGGTGGTACTGATTATGCAGGTCAGGCAATGGATGCTTTGTTGACTCAGGCAAATGATCTCATTGGTAAAGTATGGCCTGTTGTTGTTGCTGTGGTTGGCGCTGGGCTTGCCATTCGTATTTTCAAAAAATTCTCTTCAAAAGCGGTTTGAATTTCACTCAGGGGCACTCGTTGCCCCTTTATTAAAGCGGGTTACTATGAGAAGGAAAATATTAATTCTTTCCGCTGTCCTCATTTCTCCTTTTTCACATGCTGAGTCATGGGAAAGCATTACTAAATCCACTTATCAAAGTTCTGCCTATGCTGAAAGTAAGCAAATAACCAATCAGGATGGCTCTAAGATAACGGTTTACTATATTGATGCTGCTATGCAGGCCTCCGCTTGTCAGGGTGCTAAATCCAGTGCTCAGAGTGTATTTACTCGGATTAAACCAACTTATGAGGGTATCTGGCCTGATTCTGAATTCCGTCTTGTTTTTACTGGCGATTGTACTTACAGCGATTCACCAGGGCAGAAGGATAAATATTGGTCTTTAACGGCTTATATTGTTGGTAATATTCAGCGTTCTGTTCCTGATGAAAAACCTACTGCCCCGACACCAGAAGAAATTTGTGAAGCGAAGCCGCCAGAAGAAGGTGTATTTAATAATGTTGATTCATATGATGGTGGTCGCTATATCTACTATAACGGCTGTGAATATGAGGCTACTGGTGTCATTGTTTGTCAGGGTGATGGTACTGTTTGCGCTGCAACATGGAAGCCTACAGGTGCTGTAGCTGACCCCTCTGATAAACCCTCAACCCCCCAAAATGGTGGTGGTGAGTCTGGCGGTGGTGAGTCCGGCGGTGGTGAGTCCGGTGGTGGTGAGTCTGGCGGTGGTGAGTCCGGTGGCGGTAGTTCTGGCGGTGGCTCTAGTGGTTCCAGTCTTTCTAAAGGTGATATTCAGTCTGCGATCGAAGGTGCTTCACCCAAAATAGCCAGCGATATTCATGATAAATTAACGGAGAAAGACACTTCATCAGATGATAAAAAAAATGCCGATGAACAAACCAGGAATAATATAAATCGTCTTGACGATTCCATTAACAATCTTACGCGGGGGGCTGGCCGTTTTGCTGACCCTTCAGGTGGTGATTCTCGTTATGGAAAGGGCGACTCTGAATTAGATGGCGCTTCTACTTTAGCTGATTCTGAATTGGGAATTGAAAAGGATTCTCACGGTGCTTTATGGGAAGCATTTTTAAATAAAGGTGCTATGCTGCCTAATTTACCCAATGGTAACGGCTGCTCTGATTTTATTATTTTTCCCGGAGAGGTTTATCAGATTGATATTGGTTGCGATAAATTACTGACTATTAAAGATGTTCTTTCATGGGTTTTTTATTGCCTTACGTTCTGGTATGTCTTTACTTCTTTAACTTCATTGCTTCGCAAAGGGGGTGAGTGATGCCTTTATTATTAGGTATTCCTGCATTGTTGCGTTTTCTTATTGGTCTTGTTCCTTTGTTTATTGGCTATGTGGCGAGTTTTTTAGCTCGACTTGCTACCAGAACAGGATTAATCGCCTTTGCATTGGTCGCATTAATTACAACAACTGTTACGCTTTTAATGCAGTACCTTGCTGAGGTCATGTATAACGGTTTACCTGCTGATTTCTCCCATTTAATGGCGTCTGTATTGCCTGACCATTTTCAGGCGTGTGTTAACGTTATTATGGTTACTCGTATCAGTGTTTTTGTTTTCGATTTAAAACAAAAGTTTCTTGATTATGCAAACAGGGTGATTTAAATGGCGGTTTATGTAGTAACAGGCAAATTAGGCTCAGGCAAGACACTTGTTAGTGTTTCCAGAATACAGGAAAGACTTGCTAAGGGTTGTCCTGTTGCCACTAATCTTGATCTTAAATTGCATAATATGCCTATGGTTGGGCGTTATGCGAAAAAAACGCGCGTTATTCGCATTCCTGACAAGCCTTCATTAAATGATTTACTTGCTATTGGTATTGGGAATACATCTTACGATGAATCCCGTAATGGCCTCCTTGTACTTGATGAATGTGGTACTTGGTTTAATTCCCGCTCATGGGGTGATAAAGACAGACAACCTGTTATTGACTGGTTTTTACATGCCAGAAAATTAGGCTGGGATATTATATTTTTGATTCAGGATATTTCGATAATGGATAAGCAAGCTCGTCTGGCGCTTGCTGAGCATGTTGTTTATTGTCGCCGTTCAGATAAATTAAACATTCCTTTTGTTGGCTCCATTATGAATTTGGTTTCAGGGGCGAGATTTTCTTTACCAAAGGTACACTTTGGCATTGTCAAATATGGTGATAATGTTAATTCAATCACTGTTGATAAATGGATATATACAGGAAAATCTCTTTATTCTGCTTACAATACCAAACAAGCGTTCACAGATAATTATCCTCATGGCGCATTTTCGCTTTTGCCACCATTTATCACGCACGGTCAATTTTCTGTTCACAGAGGATTTAATTATTATATGCGCCTCACTAAAATTTATTTTCGCAAATCGAACCGTCTTATATTAATGCTTTCTTTTTTGGCGCTGGGGCTTGCGTTTGGTTTCTGGCTCCAGTCTGGAAAGAATGTTGATGAAATCTCAGCTATTAAATCTGCTTATGCTGAACAGGCGAGGGCGGTAACGCCTGATTCGTCCAGTGACTTACCCCGACTTTCTATTAATTCTTTTTCACAACTTGGCTTTGACGTTTCCGTTACGTTTGTTGATGCAAAAGGTATGAAATATCAGTATTTTGATTTGATTAAAGATGGTTATTCCGTTGATATTAAAGATGCCTGTCGTGTTGTTATTAGAAAAGGCCGTTATTTACAGACTGTTACCTGTCAGGAGTAA